TCAATTTGCGATTTTCTTATCTATCCGCTCTACAAGCGTCTCGACTCTTACCAGACGCTCCCTGATCTCCTCAATACAGCTTACCCTTGATTCCATCGTATCCACTCTGCTGTTTAACTGCCCATACCCAAAGGCGATTCCCGTAAGAGTAAAGATTAAACTAATAACTGCGCCGACAAAACCGGCTTTCAACTTGATTTTGGTTTCACCGTTCATTTTTTATCTTCCTCCGCTTTCTTTAGCATTTCTATAATCTCTTCCAGCTGCGCTACCCGGCCCACGGTCTGCCAGTAAGCCATCTTCGCCTTCTCCTGAGATTCCTTTAGCTGCACGGCTGTTGCTTCTAACCGCCTTAACTGCTGTTTTAATTCTTCCAGCATCTGCACCTCACTTTTTATTCTGCATAAGCGAAAGTTTTACGGCAAAAGAGTCGCCTGCATAGGCAGTAATGCCTGACCTTCCAACCTTCCAGCGGATAAGGACCGTATATGTTCCTGCATTGACAGCTTCCCAATGGTGAATTTGTGTTGGAAGTCTTTGATTGTAAAAAAGTATGCCTCCTTCAATATCGGCAAAAAGCCCGCCTACTCTGGCTCCGGTTTTTTCTACGCTATTAATTAAAACTTGGATATCTATCCAGTCGGATGGGTCTTCCTGATAGTCCAGCCTTAAATCACCTGCTTGGAATAATATTAATAACTTGGTGGCATCCGGCGTGGTAATCTGCGCGCTGATTAAATCCACATAGCTGGTGCTGCCCGTGGATTTATTCGTGGCGGTAGCGGTGATTATTTCTGAAATGGCGTTGGTTTCTAAAACCTGTCCTTTTATTACACCGGTATTTATTTCTAACCCGGCCCCTGAACTCAATTTATAACCTGTTGTGCCGGCCACATAATCAGAGCTTTTTATATATTCATCTACTGTCAGGCTTCCGGTATTGACGGCCAAGGCGTCCAATTGATTAACGTTTATCTTGTCGGCAGTAATAGAATCCGTATAAATCTTCCCACCGTCTATTTTGGTGATATCTGAGCCGTGCGCCCAGCCCGTGGCGGTTGCAGCATTTATCAGTTCCCATTCACCAGATACAATTTGATCTGCTCCGACGCTTGCTGCCCGGTATAACTTATCGCCGTCGTCAGTATCTATCCACAAATCGCCGACGGCCAAAGAAGTGGGAATAGAAGCCTGTTTAAAGACAGTTATGCCACCTGCGCCCCCGCCGCTTTCGGATACCACTTCCCAGTTACTATTTTGATAAATATAAAGCTTATTGTTATCATCGGTATCAATCCAATAGTCTCCGTCATTCATGTCAGAGGTGGGCTCGCTAGCTTGATAATATGTCTTAGGCGGGATAGCGTCGCTGGCTAATTTGGAAAGTGTTATGGATTCAGCCGTAATCTTACTCCCATCCAAATCAAGGATCTTCGCATTCGTGACAATAAGGTCTTTTATCTGGGCGGATAATGTAATAAGTTCTCCTGCAATAAGCTTCCTTGCCGATATTATAGCGTCCCCTATTTCCGCTTCGCTTAAAGGCGTAAAGTTTATCGTGATGCTGGAGGAGAAACTTCCCGGCCCATAAGAGTCAACCGCCCTTACTTTATAATATGCCCTGTCTTTTATGACAAACTCATCGCCGGCATCAGGCGTTCCTGACGGCCAGGAACCCACCGAAACCTGTCCGGTCGAATTGTTGTAGGCCGTGACTATTGCCTCCTGGCCTTTATATGTTCCGCTCGTCTGCACTATCACGTCGCCGACAAAGTAATTGGGGCCGTAGCCAGCAATATCTGCGTCCGTAATGCTTGTTGCATCCGCCACGTCAGCCTCAGCATCAATCGGGGCGTTACCTTGAGCTATGGCCTCCGTGCCGGGAACCTTTGCCTCCAAAGATTCTTCTCCAGCCCAGACATTGGTTGGGGACTTATAAACCTCGTAATGCTTCAAATCCGTATCGTTAACATCAGTCCATTCAATCTTGGCAAACCCAAACCACTGTGTAGCCGCTATGCTCGGCGCTGCAGGAGCCGCATTCATCGGCGTTACGGACTGCGCTGCTTCAGAGTAATTGCCGGAGGTGTCAAAAGCCCTGATATAGTAAGTACCCGGCGTCCTGGACGCAGGAGAAACAATGGTGAATTTATTGCTTAATCCGTTATATATGAGATTGCTATTTTCTACTCCCCAGTCTGCATCCTCCAGCCTTATCTCATATCCCCCTAGGTCTTTCTCCGTATTCCTATCCCATTTAAATACGATTTCACTGGTGAAGGTATAACCGAAATTACTTACATTTGCCGGAGGGGAAAGTTTTCCAAGCACCGTTAAAGATAAAGAAACTGTTCCATCTGATATAATTCCATTTACTGAGACAGTTCTGACTTTTACATAATAAGTCTGTTCATCTTCTACCCCATAGATCGTAAAATTAGTATTATTCGTGGTTCCTATAACGTTATAGTCTCCTGAACCCTTTTTGAGTTCAATTTGATAATGACTTAAAAACACGCGGGAATCATCTGCCGGAGCGTCGAACGAAACTAAGATATCAGAACCCACGGTACCATCTTTATGTAAATAATAGTCGCTTTCAGAGATAATGAGATTGCCTGCATCAGTAACCGGAACATAGGGGTTTGCGGGAGTGCCATAATCAAATGTCTCAATAGTTGCTCCATGCCGATCATTGTAAATAGATGAATTATATTCTTGCGCGGTGATTTTATAGACATCCTTTTCATCCTCCTCAATGCGCTGGATAATAAACTGTTTATTCGTCCAGCCCATGAGTGAATGCGTGACCTCGATCACATCCCCTATCTCTTGGCCTACGGCATTTAATGAAGTAGTAAACTCAACTGATAAAGGGCAAAGTTTAAGTTCATAAAAATACTGATTGCTTAATCTTGAGGCTTGAGTCTTTCTGTTAATTGAGGGGATAGTTAAGGTCTGCTCAACCAAACCGCGCTCATCCTGATCTACCTTATCCTCTGCTCCCCAAGCGAGGATCCGCGCATCATCCTGCGTGGGGTCAAAGTATTCAATGCCGAAACGATTAATTTTCTGATCCAAGCCTTTTTGAATAATCCTTAAATCACGAATATCATCCTCATCAAATGAAGCCACTGCTGCCTGCGGTTTGGCGATAATCAGCTTTAGTTTTGAACCGCTCCTAATAAGCGCTCCGGCAAAGCCCACCAGCATCTCGCTTAAGTTATCCGAGGCCGTACGCTTTTGATCTATGCAGAAGGAAACCGTATATCTTGGCTCTTGGCCTCCGATACCGTCTGAAACCAATTCCTGACAAAAGTCATAAACTTCAGCAAATGCCAAATCCTCAATGTCGCCTGCTAAATAACCGCAGCCGCCTATCTGCAGTTTCATAAGTAGATAATCCCTGATACAGGCTGAAGGATTATCAGAGTAAGCCTTTAATGCTGTCCAGATTGATCCATTCCATGTTGAAACCTTCATTCCTCTGCAGATGCAGGTAATATTAGGCCTTCCGCCTTTTAATTTATCAGAGGTCTCAAGATGCACATGCAGCATGGCAGTATTGCGGTACTGGATGCCGTCTAAATCAAGGCCGGTATCGTCTTGCACATTTTGTGCCGGTGTCCCTAAGAATGCATGATACGAACACCCCGGGAAGCTGCCAATCGGCTCACCGTTTAAACGCACGTCGGTGATACTTTCAATTTCGCCTTGGCAAAGAACGATTAATAAATCTATCTGCTCCCCGCCCATTACCGGATTTTGAAATACAATATTCCCGGCTAAGCGTGCCTCTCCGTAAAGAACCGGTACCGGATATTGATTGCTTGAGGTAGTCTGGAGTTCGCCAAACTGATAGCGGGGCGATGCCGATGATCCGCCTGATTGCGACTGCTGACGCGCTTGAATCGCCAAGCCTATCGAATAGCCGATCATAGCCGTTCCGATAAGACAGCCTATGGTCGTTAAGGATAAGGAAATTAAACCTCCAGCGATAAATGAGGCAGCAGCGTAATCTGCAATTACCAAAGCAACAGCAATAGCAGCCGGCGGGCCTGCAGGCGGGATATAGATTTGCCCGTCTTTTTCTCTGATCCCGAATAAAAAGTATTTTTCCCAAGAAGGTGTAAGCCGTGAGATCCTGGACTTTCCGTCTCGCCTAGCATGCAGCATTCTGCCGTAGCCAAGATAAAGCCCCACATGCAGATCATCATTAATCTTAAAAACTAAGACATCCTCTGCTTGAAGGTCGTCTTTGCTTACAATGGTATTAGTCTCAATAACTTTTTTAATAATTTCATCCTGCTTGTTTTGATCAACCTCGCTGATCTTAGGAGCAATTCCATTAACTCCTTTTGCATTAAAATAAAGCTGCATCAGGCCCACGCAGTCTGTGCCATTAAAGTCCCGGCCGTCCTCAAGCCATTTAATGCCTACCAGTTTATTTAAAAGTTCGTTGTCTAATTTTTTCATTCTTCTTTACTAATCGGATTTATCAGCTGCGGGATGTGCTTAAACCCGCCGAAATTTGCGTGGTTATTGTGCCTGTTTTTACAGACATCAAATGACTTGTCGCATCCCTTTTCAACGGAATAGGTGTCTCCTGCTGCTGGTGCCTGCGGTAAGGCGTAATCTAAAATAAGCTTGTATTCGCTAGCAATGAAATCCACTACCTTGCGCTTGAGACCGTTATTAACACCTGAGGTAAACTGAATCACGCCGTCATTCCAAAAGTCATCAGCCTCTGTCCGGAATAAATCAATGATAAAGCCTGTTGTGGAACCATCCCCAATCACCTGCCCGGTTATCCTGGTAGAAGCCACATTGAACTGACAAAACTCGTCTCCGAAGATGTAATTGCAGTAAAGTTGCTGCATGCGGCCAGTCTCCACTGCCAAGGACTTAAGTTTTGATTTGCATTCAATCTTGATACTGATCTCGGTAAGTTCGGCAACTGCATTGACAATACCATCAAACATCACCTTGGCATGCGTCTGGTCTGTAAGCAGGTCGAGAAAAACCTTTCTAATAACTACCCGCCTGCCTCTTAGATCAATTGTGTTCAGCCAATTGCTCCATGCCCGGTCCACATTGTCAAACTCGCCTGACACCGCCTCAATCTCTAACTGATTGCTTGCCGGTACAGCTGAGCGCTTTATTCCCAGCGGAATGTAATATTGCAACACTCCGTCTAAATTCCAGAACTGGCACCTTTTATTGTCTGTACAAAAATAAAACGTATTGGCATCGCAGGATCCTTGCACGCCTAAATAAAAATCATACAGCTCAATAGGCCGGTTTTCCTGTTTCTGCGCTTCGTCTTTATATTGAACCGTCAAATCCTGCATTGTTTTTTAGGGCGCCTGATAAATATTCCAAAGTACCTCTTTAAATTTTAAAGTGGTGTTATACAGCTTATACTGCACCAGCTCCCGCGAGAGCTTGTCATCATCAAAGCGCACCTGGATGTAGTATTCATAATCCGCTGTAATCACCACGCCTGCACCGGGTGCCGCGTTAAAAGTTATCTTGGCAATTTCATTTGTAAGATCATTGCTAATTGTATAACCGGATACCTGCAAGATGCCGTCTAGATAAACTTTGGTTGAAGACAGGACAACCGGAAAATAATCCAGATTAAAAACTGTTTGAGATCCGTTGCCAGCTCCTACAGCTTCTCCAGAAACCTTAAAGCTCGTCGGAAACTTTACCCAAAAAGTATCAAACTTGCCTTTGCGCGCCTTAAAGAATTCCCAGATTAAATTTACTGCCACATCATTTTCATTCTCAAGCCAAGTATCGAGAGTGCGTATCGGCTTTGACCACTTAGACCGGCGTTTTTCCCTGCCTGAGTCCGCTTGAAAAATCAGCGTTGAGAACTCAATATCCTCTTTCAAGCCGAATGCCGGAGTGAAGGTTAAAATTTCAGTACTCATATGCGGTTGCGGATTGCGCTTCTTATAGGTTTATTCTTGTTTAAGGCGTCGATAATTGCATTCTCAAAGATATCCGGATGCTGCACCAGCATGTCCCGGAAAGATTTCGCATCGTTGGCATTAATGTAAACATTAAAGATTTGGCTGCCCTCGCCGACACTTTCTCCGCGGTTAAGCTTTCGCAGATTATTTACGCCTAAGGCTGACATGCCCCTGCGGGAAACGACGCCTTCTCCGGATTGGGCAATTATCGGCACCTCATCAGGCAAAAAACCCTGATGCGCATATATAGGCCTAATCAGACCCCCTGAGTGATAAACCATACCGCCCTGGTGAAAGAACGGAATCATCCCCGGGAATACTGCACCTATAGTCTTAATCAAAAGTATTTTTGCCAAAACCTCAGCCAAGACATCCAGCATCATGTTGCCGAATTCAGCAAAGTAGTCTTTGGCATCATCAATCTGGCCGCGGAAGGCATCGCTAAAGAAATGCTTAAAACTAGACCCCAAAGACCTGGCTGTGCCTTCGCCTATAGATTTTATGGCGTCAAAGGACTGCGCTACCTCATCTATTTTTACATCCCTGCCTAAATTTTTAAGCGAATTGATAAAGTTACCGATAGCAACGCGCGCCTTGTCATAGCCTTTAACTAGGCTTCCCTCGCCGGTAGCTAAAATATCCGAGATCTTACTGCCTACCTTGTCTATTTCGGTATCCGAAGCTTTGATCAGGCCCTCTAGGTTCTCCCTGAATTTCTGGATATTTTCCGAAGCCTCTCTGTAAGGCTCGCCGAGTTTGCCCGGGATCTTGCCAAGAAGCTCATAGAATTTCTGCAAACCCAAACACAACTGGTCAAACCCCGCCATGAGATATTTGATGAGTTTTACAAAACCGATGTAGACCATCTCCGCGCCGATTTCAACTGCATTAAGAACCGGCACAGCCACATCTCTAAACTTAAGAAAAATAATAATTAAACCGGCAACTACCGCGGTAATTCCTACCAACCATGGGTTAGCCAGTGCAAACAAGGCAAACTTGCTCACTAAATCTAAAATTATCCCGCCTACCCTCACCAAGCGGCCGATAAGAGCTACAGTAACACCTCCTAAGGTAAGAAAAATCCCTGTAATTGCCACTCCCTGAATAATCATCTGCTGGGTCGCCGCAGGAATACTATTCCAGGCATTTAATAAATTGCCGAAGACATTGGCCAAGTTGTGGACTACCGGTACTAATGCCTCCGCGATGCTCAAGCGTAAAGCAATAAAGGCATTATCTAAACGCTTAAGCTCGTTTGAGACGGAAAGCGAGTATTTCTCCGAGGATTTAAAGGCTAAAGCCAAAGGGCCGGTTATGGCTGCGCCCATAAAAGCTAAAGTCTGGCCAACCTGCGAAATCTCCCTGCCTACCTGGCGCATATTAAGGCCAAGCTTATGGACTGAATTGGCAAATTTTTGTAAGCCACCTTCTATGCCTTGAAGCTGTTTTGTCACCTCATCTTTTAACCGCATGATTATGGAAACTTCCCTATTTGTAGGCATTCTTTTGCTTTCTTATCTGCTCTTGTTTTATTTCCGCAAGCTCGTTTTCGATTACTTCCACTGCCTCAATAAACTTTGCCGGCTGCTCCAGCCAGCTGCCCTCATTCGGCAGAAATCCGTTCTTATAAAAATTGTATGCCCTTAAAAAATTTGCTGATAAACTAGAAACCTGCTCAAAAGGGCATCCTTTATATTCTCTGCCTTCAAACTTCCAGGTTTCCTGTCCCGGAACCTCAAATTCGCAAAGTTTCTTTTTCCCTTCCAGGCATCCGCGGCAATTCACGGTAAATTCGCTTACGTGAACTGCCAGGATCAGTTTTTTCGTTCTTCCTCCGAAAGCTTTGACTCATTAAGGACCGCTTCTGCCAGTTCCTGTCGCAGTTCATTGGAAAACATGGCAATAATCCTGTCAGGTACAGCCTGGCGCATTTTCCCGGCGTATTGAATGGTGTCAAAGCTTAAATCAACAGGCTTATTGGTCTGCGGGTCAAGGAAATTTTCCAAACCTTTAAGCCCAAACTTTATGGCAGTGATCTGGCGCTTATTCCAGTTAAGCCGCACCTTGGCTTTGTCATTGGGGTTGCGGGAACTTAACTCATAAGTTGAGCTTTCATCATCAACCTCTGCGCGTAAGACCGGATCAAGTATGCCGATATGAAACACCGTCGGGTTATTCTGATCAGGGTCGAGTTTTGAGATAAATTTCCGGGTTGAGTTAATATCAATTCCTGTAAGCATAGGTTTTCCTCCTGGTTAAAAAGTTTTATAGACACAAAATGCAATATTCATCGTCACCGGGCGCAAATGAGCCGGTTAAATCAAAGGCAACCTGGGCAATCTGAATGCCTTCTTTATCCGCATCCTCGACTTTTGTGTATTGAATTGCCGGGCAATAGAACCTGAACTTATTCCCGTCGAGCGTGCCGTAGGAAAAATCAAAAGGCATCTTGGCGTTACTTAACCACTTGCCGTGGAAATCATACTCGCTAACAGAGCGCATTTCAGGATCCATGTTGCCTGCGGGCTGACGGTCAGTGATCATATAAGAAAGAATGCCGCTTGGATCGTCAATCTTATCTCTGGGCGAGAGCTTATTAGCGATGTCGATGTTAATTGAACCTACATTAAGCGAAACTCCCTCAATAGAGAAATTCGCTCCCAAGATAACCGGCTCTTCTGTTGTGCCGTAGTCAATGCCTTCCAGCATTGCCTCATCAATTACCCCTGCATCAACGCCCATAAATTTAAATTCCATGCCGATAGGCGAACCTATCTTTAGGTCAAATTTTAGAGAACCGCGGCAGCCCCTTAAGAGTTTTCTCACTCCGTCTTCATAAGAGGCCATGGTTAAAGAGGGCGCATTTTTAGAGACAGGCTTTATTTCATGTCCGGCATTGGAAACAACTGATGCAGTCTGCGCGCTTGCGCCTGAAATCTGCCCGGTGATGGTTTCGCTATTCTCAATTACCCCGCTTATTACAACGTAATAAAGAGTAGTTATGCCGTTAGGAGTATCAACAACTACTCTGCCTTGCGCCTCAGAAGTTCCTCCGGTAATTGTCTCACCGTGCTTAAAAGGCCCGCCTGATACCGCACCGATTGAGATCTTCTTTAAAACATTGATTTCGTGGCCGCAGGCTTTAATCAAAGGAGCTTCTTTAAGCATCGTTGAAATTGAGCCCGAGCCTCTTAATTTCATGTTGAAATCAAAACCTGCGCTGCGCTTACCGCTGATCTTGCCGATTTTAGTCAGCGATTCTCTCACCGGATCACGCTGGTACATCTCCGGCTCAAAACTTACCTTAGGGACATAGTCAACTAAGAATCCTGCATCGGCAGAATTTAAACTCTCTGCCACTCCTTCCTCGGCCTCGGGTCTTGCCACTAACTGCCTAATCCTCGATAACTTGCTCATATTTATTACCTCCTTGTCGGGTTATTCCTTAAATGCCGGTATTTGACTTTTAACTCTATGACTAAACCTGCATAGTGCTGGCCTTCTGTGGTAACAAAAGGAGAGGTAGAAACAATATCCGTATCTATGGCCTCGCCTCCTCTTGTGTGGTCAAGCAGCACTGCTTTTTTTATATCTCCCTGCAGGCGGTTTAAGTAGATATCCGTCGGTACAGCGTCATTTTTGTCATTGATATAAAAGACGCTTAAAAAAATACTCAAAGTGCATTCTGAAAACGGATGCACTGAAGGTTCTTCCAGCTCATCACCGGGTGTTATAATAATCATCGGGATATCTACAGGGGTGTTTCCGTACATTGACCAGCGCTGCACAGTTTGAGACGTAAAATCAAAATTATAGCCATTGCCTTGAGTAATTTCTTCCAGAGTGGTTTTAATATTAGCTAAAATTCTTTCCCGGACGGTTTCCATATTTAAACCTTGGCCAAAGCTTTATCCACTGCCTGATTAATGTAAGTAAAAATCTTTCCCTGCATCTCATCCCAAGTATGATAAAACTCCAAACGCGCCCGGACATCTACGTAAGGCTTAAACACATACAAAAACCTTAAACGCCCGGTGATCCATTTGACTAAATACGACTTTCCTTTTGAGGTAATCACAAAAGTTTTCTTTAGTTCTGCAGGATATTTATATTTTTTCTTTAAGCGGTGACCTGCAGTATACATCTCTGCTTGATTAAAGCTAAACGCCCGGATAGGTACAGCTAAAGCCTGTTCTGCCGGTAAAACCCTCTCTCCGAACTCGTGCCTTTTGGAAACCTTTGACTCCGAAAATATCTCGAGGCCCATCCCCTCAATTGTCTTCGATACTAAGCTTGCCCTCCTAAATGTTCCGTAAAGGCCGTATTGCCCATCACCGTAAACTCCAGGAGGGCCCTGAAGCCTTTCTTTTCTAAAGGTACTTAAAAAACTTCTGCCGATGTGATCAAAGGCATCCCCCAGTTCAAACTTTAAGGCCTGCGGAATAATCCTTATTGCCCGGTCTAAATTTTGTTTGTCAATTTTTACATCGATAAAATCATTCATACCTACCACTCCACCAAGAGATGCCATAAAGCATCGTCTTTATTTAAAACCTCAGCAATGCGGCTTTCTTTAGTGTCGCCTTCAAGGTCAGTTAAAATAATCTTGTCGTCTTTTTTATTGATTAAAGATATTCCGGCAGCTTCGTCGTTTATGACAAAAAGTTCTGCCTGATTTTGGAGGGTACGCAGGCTGTCTTCCCTGCTTGGCTTAATCTGCTCCCGGTTAACAATGGCCTTAATAAGCCGGCTAGAGCCTCCGGCGGGAATATAGGTGATACTTTCGGCAAATTCATTTGTATTGAGGAGGCAGTTAAGAGCATCCCCCTTTAGCTGGCTCTTGAAGGTCATGGTTAGTCCTCTTATATATCCGGAAGGCCTTTAAAGGGCCTCCCGGATTTTATGTCTGCTTAAAAACTATTTTTAAGCATCGACCTTCAATAGATGCGCAAAATAAGGATCGATGACGATCTCATCCACATGCTGCCTGACCCGGAAGATATCGCTTCTTGCCGCATCGTCGCGGTACTGCTCGACCGTGGCGTTTTCAGGAGAATCCTGGGTCCAGAGGAAAGTCCTGCCCATGCTCGGATCCGAAAGCCGCTCGCCGGCTCCGATAACTGCCACCATGGCAAAGTCATCGCTCCAGACATCAGCGCTGATAAAGGTCTTGCCTTCTTTTGCACTGTTGTAAATAGCCTTGCCGACGATGATATTCTTGACACCCAAGATGTCTGCCAAGGCATTTAAGATTTCTGCCTCGGTAAGGCGTGCCACGTACTTAATTGCATCTTTGATGCCGGTATTTAAGAGCAGCCGGTCAATATTTGCCTTGCTGCAGATCAAATTCTGAGGGTCAATGCCGGAATTTGAGCGCACCTTCTCTCTGGCAGCGCGCACCTGTGCTACAACATCTGTTGCTGCATTATCCCAAGGCGCGGCTGAATTATCGGTAAAAAGTGCGGCTCCTGAAAAGGTAGTGGTATTAAAAACCTGCGCCACAATACGCTTTTCCTGCGCCTGCAGGACCCTGCGCGTCACAATCTGCACCGTAGTCAGTTCTGCATCAAAATCCGAGGCGTACATATTGCGCTCGCCGTCATCCAGAGGACCCTCAAGGCCATACTCCTCGCAGTTATACTGTTTATCCTTCGCCTGAAAACCGTCTCGGTTGTAGTTACCGCGCGGGGCGCGTTTGGTATCTGCATCGCGGGTAATACTTTCCCGAGTGATCGCCGGGAAAATCGAAGCTTTCTTCTTAGTCTGGAATATCGGCAAAACCCGCGTGCCGATAAACTCATCCTGCTGCTGGATAAATTCCAAAGCTGCTACTCCCAACTCTAAGCGCGGAACTGCCCTAGTACCCTGATATTCAATTCCCATCTGATTTCCTCCTGTTATTAAAAATAGTTAATTTACGATAACAACCCTTCTACGATTTCGCCGTCTGAAGCCGAGGCCTCAAGCACCACGCCCTGAATTGAGCCGCTTACAGTAGCACTCACCTTGCCGTCAACTGCTCCGTAGAAACTCCCTCCTGCGGTTATGGCACCGGCTGCCACAACTTTAAATGTTCTGCCGCTGGTCTTTAAATCCACTGATACCATTTCACCTGCTAGGGCCTTGGCTGCGGTAAAGCCGATAAAAGCCTCACCTGCGTCTGCATATTCAACTTGTGTTCCGCTTCCAGCGGAAAGCTTTACCCTGCGGAATGCCTCAAGGTTTTCCCCTGCGATAAAAGCCTTTGAGCCGATATTAAACTGTGACATGATTCGCCCTCCTTAATGGTTACTGTTTCCTTTTTTCTGCGGTTAACCGTAATGCCTCGGTGATTGTGCCGCCGAACTGCTTCTGATATTCCCTTGCCCTTTCAAGGTGAGTCTTAGCTGCGCCTTGAGCCGAATCCTGCCCGGGACCAGCTGAAGCCGGTGATTTCGTCTTTAAATCCCCTAAGCGCACCTGCTTTAGTTTTTCTAAGAGAACTGCCGAGGTATCGCCGTTTTTTGCTGCCTCATAAACAAGCGCCTCTGTTCCCGGAAAGGCCTTGGCAGTATCTAAGAGACTGATAATACGCTCTCTTTCCTGATTTAATCCTTCACCGCTTAAACCGGCTGCAAGGTCAGACCTTTCTTTTTTCAGTATTTCCAAAGTCAAATCCTTGATTTCCATTTTTGTCACCTCCTCCTTGGTTAGTGAATAACGCTCTAAAAACGTAATTGTCTTTTCTACTGCTTCCGGATTTGATAAAAATCTATCTAAAAAGGCGGTCATCTCAACCGAAGGTTTAACCGTCTCAGAAAAGAATGCGCCGAACATTCCGTTGTTGGCTGCCGGGTCATCCACCACATCTACTGCCCAAAGTTTAGTAAGACGCGCTAAAGGCAAAAGATCCTTGCCGGTTGCCGGATCCTTCTTGCGTGTTCCATCTGCATTCAGCCGGTATTCCGGCTCTCCATCAAAGACAATGGACGAGCCGAAGGCAGCGGGGTCGCTCTCTGCTAAATCCAAAACATAGCCTGCTAAATCTCCGTTTGGGGTATTGTAGGCAGTCTTATCAAAATAAAGATCAGCACGCACCACATTGGATTCCTTTCTAAAATTCTTTGCCCTTCCTAAGAACGTACCGACTGCACTATTACTCATATTCGGGTGGCCAAAACGCGACTTAAGGCCGATACTTGACTTTGCTCCCAGCTCAACTGCCTGATCCAAAGTCGTCTCGTCAATTTCAAGACCGTGACCACGCGCCTCACCCTTAGTGATAACGCTAAAGCCGTAGATAATGCCAGCATCCTTATCAATGCCGCCCTTACCGTCTCGAATGCCCCTTGCTACATCTGCGCGAAAAGTATTTTTATGTTTTAACGAATCCTGCATACTCCGCTCCTTTTCTTATTTTTGCTGAATATCAATAATCAGTTCTTGAGGCTTAACTAACATGCCTTTTGGCACAACAGTAACCTTAATCGGAAAATCATTTGAAGTAAGAATCAGGCAGCGTCTATCCTTAAGGGCTTCTTCCTTATTGCTTGATTCCTGCTTCTTCTTGAACAGTTTTGCCACTTTCCTCTTTCTCCTTATTTTGGTCAGTTTTCTTAACTAACGGCTTATCTTCTAAACCCAGCTCCTTGCGTTTCTTTTCTTCCCGGGCTTTCTGCTCCATGACCTCTTCCCAGTCTTTGCCGAGTGCAGCGCATTCATCTGCTAAAGTAGAAAGATTTCCGTCTACTGAGCTGCGCGAAGCCTCAACTTCTTTTGTGGGATCCACCCAGCCCCAGCCGGGAGCAATCCAGCGGGCGCGTGTTAGGTCAAGCCGGTTATCATAAAAGTTTTGTATCGGCAACTCCCCTAATAAATATGCTTCCTCTAGGAACATCTCGTATACCGGCTGGCATAATCTTTTTGACAGCCATTCCTGACGCGCTTTAAAGAACCTGCGTGCTTCTAAGAGCGCAGCCCGGGCGCTGGAATAACTGGATTTGCTGAAATCTTTGGCCACCACTTCATAAGGAAGATTCAAGCCTGCAGATATTGCCCTAAGAATCCTCTCTACAAACGGCTCAAACGTTCCTCCAGGACGGTTCGGACTTAACTGCGAAATCTCTTCCCCCGGCGCTAAATACTCAATCATCCCCGGCTCAAGAGCCTCTATCTTTTGGTTTGCAGCATTGGTTGAATCTGCCCTACCAAAAGCAGCATTTATCGGGTCTGTCTTTTTCACAAAGGCAGCAAAACAGGCAGCCACACGCGCTGCCACAAGTTCAGCTTCCATATAATCTGACAAATCTTTAAAGTAAGTTAATATCGGTGCAAAGAACGGCTCGCCTCGGGTCTGACCCGGGCGTTTCAGCCAGTAAAGATGCAGGACATTCGGCCTGCCTAATTCATTCTTAGCCGGATAGCGGATGTAGTAACTAGAATCAAGCGCCCTGTAGTTAAAATAGACATCTCCGGGATGAGACTTCCTGATGTAATAAGCAACCGGCTCGCCGCGCTCTCCAATCTCAACACCGCTTCTTATATTTTTGTTTTGCATTAAATCGTAAGGTGTGGCTAATCTGTCTGCCTCAACAATTTCTAGAGCGAGCATGTAAGGCCTGCTGGGAGTATCGACCATCAGAGGAATAATTAAAACTTCGCCGTTTTCTAGGATCTGCCGCTCAACTAACTGCTGGATTTCGTAGAAATCCATACGCTCTCCGGCATCCGCAAAAGGAATCCATTTCTGCCAGGCGCGTTCTGCTTTTTTCTGAAAGAGATCTGCTGCTTCTTCAGTAATATTTAAACCGTCTCGGTCAATACGGCTTTGCGGTCTAATGCCTGTGCCGATGACATTAGTAACAATAGTTGAAGTAATCCCTGATGCGTGCGCGTCGTTGCGGTTTAGGTCACGGCTTCTTTCGCGTAAGGTCGGAAGTTCAAAAAGCAGATCTGAATCAGCAGAGCCTCTTCCCGGAATCCATGAATCGCGCAGGCGGGATCTGTCTGCTCCGCGGTAGCTTGAGAACTGCCTTAAGGCCAGCCGGTAAAGTTTTCGCTGCAAGGACAGCCTGGGAGAGAAAAAACTAATCAGGCTGTCAAACCTTTCAGAAAAAGTAGCTTTTTTATCTCTGTCTTTATTGCTCATCGTGGATTCTTAAATGAAACAAACGTCCTTGCTCCGCCTTTTTCAGATGAAACTTGAGCCTGTAATTCTTTACGCATCTCCTTCAGCTCACTAAGCGGAATATACTGAATGTTGCGTCCGTTAATGCTGTAAGCAGCAACTGCGCCTCCGGATAACCTAGTCGCAATCGCATTATTAACAGCGGTTAAAAGCGCTGCAGGGTCTGCTGCCAATGCAACTTCGCCGGCTGCAGCTGCCGTTTCCCAAACAATACATGTATTTGTCTTTGTAATTTCTACGGCGCCCGGAGCAGGGGTAAAATACCACTTATCATATATAGTTTTTGCGGTGGTTATTGCGGCTGCAACTACATGGTATTTGCCCATGCTGTCCTTAATTATTTCAGCACCGGGAAAAGTTTGAAGAACGCCGGACCCATCACTGTCTAAAATCTCTACCTTTGATAC